ACACGCTTTTCAAGCCGGCCAGCTCGTCGAGGCGCAAGCCTACGGTTCACGCGACTGGCGTCGCGCGCACATCGAGCGCGTTGAACCGTATCGCGGGCGTCCGGGTTACTACATCGCCTGGCTCGAGCCGGTCGGCGGCGGACCGTGGCAGCAGTGGCACTCACGGGGCGGTTGGACGCCTGAGACATCGATCCGCACGATCAACGCCGATCGGCACTGGCAGCTCGGCGGACCAAACTACGACCGCAACAGCACGCCGGACGGAGTGTAGGGCGTGCGACGGTTTCAATCTCGGCGAGGCAACGGACGCTTCACGCGCAACACGACGGAGAACTGTTTCGGCTTTCACTCGACCGTCTGCCCGAACCAGGAGTGCAGACGGTTCAATACGTGGAACGTCGGCGAACCCAAGCCGGCGGCCTGCCATGCGTGCGGACACACGCTCGACGACAACCCTGAACAGCAGAACGGAGGAAGCGATGGAGGAAGGTAAACTGCCGCGCGACGAGTTCTCGACGCTGAGGCGCGGACTACTCGACAACCCCGGCGCGCAGAACGTGCGCTCGCTCGTCGACATCACGGACTTCTACGGCCGGCTCGAGACGTGGACGGTCGAGACGTTTCGCGTCGACGGACAGACGACCGCGTTCCTTCAGCGCGTGACGGCGGACGGCGCGCTGCGCCTGGTGCTGCCGCCTGAAGTGATGAAGGTCTTCGTCCGGCAGGACGGCCAGCTCGTGTTCAAGGGGCGCCAGGCCAGCGCGCAGAAGGCGATCGCGACGCGCGTCGCTCGAGGCGACAAGCTCGGCAACCCGGAGGCGCTGGCACAGGCCAGGAGGAAGCGCGCGAAGGGACGGAGGTGATCGACGAGAAGTGCTTCGCATGCGGCCGGCCGATAAGGTCGAACACGTTCGGCCGGCCGCAGCCACATCCGGCCATCACGATCGACGGGCAGCGCGTAAACGTGGGCCGGAACTGCTTCCAGAAGATCGCGGCAGCGGCCGAAGATGGCTATCAGCCCCCGCTCGGTGGCCCGCGCCTCTGGTTCGATCTGTATGCGCCGGCCGAGGCGCTGAAGGCGGCCGGCATCACGATCGATCGTAGGTAGATCCAAGGGCGCAGCGACAGGCGAGGAGCCGGCTGCGCCCTTCGTGTATCTCGACAGAAGCCGTATACTGCTAGCACTTCAGTGAAAGCCAAGCGCAAGCGTTCCCGTCAACGGGAACCTGTCAAGGCGCAGCCTCAGCCGGCGGCGCAGCCGTCGACTCCTGCGGATGACCTGACCCCGGCCGAGAAGGCGTTCGTCGCCGCGTATAACCGGCATCTCGGCAACGGCACGCGCGCCTGGATGGAGCTGCACCCTGACTGCACGCGCAAGAGCGCAGGGGAGCAAGCGAGCGCGCTGATCTCAAGGAACCTCAAGGTGCGCGCCGCGATCGAAGCGGGCCGGGAAGAGCGCGCGAAGCGGCTCACGATCAGCGGCGACGGCGTGCTGGCGCTCGTTGTCCAGGACGCGACGGTCGATATCGCGGACTTCTTCGACGACGACGGCAAGCTGCTCGCGCCCCATCTCTGGCCGGACAACGCGCGGCAGTCGGTCGAGTCTGTCGATTACTCGCTCGGGAAGATCAAGCTCGTGTCGAAGGCGGTCGCGCGGCGCACGCTCCTCGAGCAGACGGGCAAGCTGAAGACGATCCCGGATGCGATCGACAGTCTCGCTGAGGCGCTGCGCCAGGATCTCGAGACGCACGCGGGGACGAAGTGATCCCCTGCACGCGCTGGACGCGGAACAATCCCGGCTGTCGCTGTGAACGCTGCATCCGCCGGCGCGCGGAGCTGAAGCGCGACAAGCGCCAGGCGAAGGCGATCGAGCGCGTGCGCACGCAGGACGCTCGGCGTCGCGCGGCGCCCTGGGAAGGCAGCGGGAGGCGGGATTGATCGATCTCGCGGCGCAGTCCTTCCTGACGGGCAACGTGCGACGCTGGAGCGCGGACGCGCGTATCTTCGTGCGCGAGCTGTTCGGCGTCGTGCCCGACGTGTGGCAGGACAAGGCGCTGCGTCTCGTGTCAAATCCCGCGACGCGCCGGCTCGCGATGAAGGCGTGTAAGGGGCCAGGCAAGACGGCCGTGCTCGCTTGGATCATCCTCTGGTTCCTCACCTGTCACTTCGAGTCGAAGGTCGGCTGCACGTCGATCACCGAAGGCAACATCGACACGAACCTCTGGCCGGAGCTGCTGAAGTGGATGAACCGCTCGGCGTTCCTGCGCGGCGCGTTCTCCTGGTCGCGCACGATGGTGCAGCGGAAGGGCAACGCGAACTGGTTCGCCGTGAAGCGCACCTGGCCGAAGTCGGGCGATGCGCAGCAGCAGGCGGACGCGCTCGCCGGCATCCACGCGGACAACGTCATGTTCGTGCTGGACGAGTCGGGCGGCATCCCGCAAGCCGTGATGGTCACCGCCGACGCCGTGCTCGCGACGGAGATCAAGCCGGGCTGTCGCGGCCTCGTCGTCCAGTCCGGCAACCCGACACACACGACAGGCCCGCTCTACCGCGCCTGCACGATCGACCGTGGGCTGTGGGAGATCATCACGATCACGGGCGATCCAGACAGTCCGGAGCGCAGCCCGCGCATCGACATCGGATGGGCGCGCGAGCAGATCGCCAGCTACGGCCGCGACAACCCGTGGGTGATGGTCAACGTGCTCGGCGAGTTCCCGCCCTCGAGCATCAACGCGCTGCTCGGCGTCGAGGATGTCGAGCGCGCGATGAAGCGACACCTGAAGCCGGATACCTACGAGTGGGCGCAGAAGCGCATCGGCGTCGACGTCGCCAGGTTCGGCGACGACCGCTCGGTGATCTTCCCGCGCCAGGGGCTCGCGAGCTTCCGCCCGATTGTGATGCGCGGCGCTCGGACGACGGACATCGCGGCGCGCGTGATGATGGCGGCGCGACGCTGGCAGCCGGACCTCACCGACATCATGGTGCTCGTCGACGACACCGGCCATTGGGGGCATGGCGTCATCGACAACCTGACCGTCGCGCGGCTGCCGGTGATGCCGATCGTTTACAGCGGCAAGGCGCTGGACCCGCGCTTCCGCAACCGGCGCGCGGAGATGTGGATGAAGGGCGCCGAATCGATCAAGCACGGCGCGGCGCTGCCGCCGATCCCGGAGCTGATCGGCGAGCTGACGGAACCGACCTACACGTTCCTCAACGGCGTGTTCGTGCTCGAGGAGAAGGACCAAATCAAGGAACGGCTCGGCCGCTCGCCGGACCTAGCCGACGCCTACATGCAGACCTACGCGATCGAGGACATCCCGAACGATCTGCAAACCCGGCTGCGCGGCTCGAGCAAGGCGCGCATCGACTTCGATCCGTATGCCTCGCGCGAGGACGTCTACGTCGAACCGAACGGGCGCGTGTCGCACGACTTCGATCCAAATGCGATGTAGGAGGAGTGATGCACAAGCCGCGCGCCTTTGCGTCCGGCTGGCACGTCGTGCGCGGCGAGGACTCGTTTATCCACGTCATGCCGAAGGGCGACATCGTCGAGCACGTCGCGCGCTTCGATTGCTCGTGCGGTCCGATGGTCGACACCGTCAGCCTGCGCGTGTTCGTCCACAACAGCGCGGACCGTCGCGAGCACTTTGAAGACCTGCGGGTGATGTGACGGAACGCTGTCGACGATGCGGGGCGCTGCTCCCGAGCCACATCGTCTGGTGCCACAACTGCGGAGCACGGAGGAACCTATGGCGACTGTCTATCGCTGCGATCGCTGCAAGAAAATCGGGGAAGCGCCGGAATACCTCACGCCGGTCGTCGTGCCGGCCATCGTCGACAGCCTCGAGGAGCTGCGCATCGGGCTCTGCTCGGACTGCCTGACGCTGCTGCACGGCTTCGCGAAGAACCAGGACGCGCCGGCGTCGAAGGTCGCCGTTATCGGCTGATGGCAGAGGACGGGCTCACGTCACACGACAGGGAACGGCAGCAGCTCGAGGCGATCGAGCGGTTCTTCGAGATGCGTCCGGTCGATCGCGGGCACCGGCTGCACTGGGCGAAGTGGCGGGGGACGCAAGAGGCTCGCCAAACTGAGCCAGAGCGCGTAGAATACGCCTACCCCAACAAGGAGCAAACTGCTTGCCGCTAGGAGTCGGGCTTACTCTCGGTCTAGTGGGCGGCGCCGTCGCCACAAAGGCGTTCTCGGGCGGCAGCTCGCAGGCGCAACAGCAGACGGCGCAGCCCAACACGACCAGCCTCACCGACGCTGCCACAAAGACGGCGCCGCCGGCTGTCGGCGCGTCGCAGTCCCAGGCGACGCAGCAGGCGACGATCGCCGCACAGAAGCAGCGCAAGCGCGCGGCCTCTGGCGACACGCTGCTGACGGGCAAGTCTGTCTTCACGACGAACACGCCGACCGCCGGCCTGACGCCGAAGACGCTGCTCGGAGGCGCGTAGGTGCCGACTTACCTCGGCGACTACGACAAGCGCCGCGATCGCTACGCGACGCTCTACTCGAAGCTGAAGACGGATCGCGCGTCCTTCGATGCGCACTGGCGCGATCTCGCCGACTTCTTCATGCCGCGTCGCACACGCTTCAACCCGAACGACCGCAACAAGGGCGACAAGCGGAACCAGAACATCATCGACTCGACGGCGCGGTTCTCGGCGCGGACGCTCTCGAGCGGGCTGCACGCAGGCCTGACGTCGCCGGCGCGGCCGTGGATGAAGCTCACCACGCCCGACACGGCGCTGGCGAAGCGGCCGAACGTGAAAGCCTGGCTACACGAAGTCACGCAGCGCATGCTGACGATGTTCGCCGTGACGAACCTCTACAACGTGCTGCCGCTCGTGTATCTCGACATGGGCATCTTCGGCACGTCGGCGATGGCGATCGTCCCCGACAGCAAGGATCTCTTCCGCGCCTACAGCTATCCGATCGGCAGCTACGTGCTCGGCCAGGACAAGCGCGGGCTCGTGCGGACGTTCATCCGCGAATACGAGCTGACGGTGCGCCAGGTCGTCGAGGAGTTCGGCGTCCAGGAGAACGGCCGGGACATCGACTGGACGAACATCTCGACGCAGGTCAAGGGCGCCTGGGATCGCGGCGAATACGAAGAGAGCGTGATGATCGTGTGGGTCGTCAAGCCGAACGACTACGCCGACGAGCGGAAGTTCGGCGCGAAGTGGCTGCCGTTCACGAGCTGCTACTACGAGCGCGACAGCAACGAGAAGAAGTTCCTGCGCGAGTCGGGCTACAAGACGTTCCCGGTGATGGCGCCGCGATGGGACATCACCGGCGAGGACACCTACGGCACGGACTCGCCGGGCATGACCGCGCTCGGCGACAACCGCCAGCTCCAGACGCAGCAGCGCAAGAAGGGCCAGGCGATCGCGAAGCAGATCGATCCGGCGCTCGTGGGCCCGTCGTCGCTGCGCAGTCAGAAGACGTCGCTCCTGCCAGGCGACATCACGTATCAGGACGTGCGCGAGGGCATGCAGGGGCTCAAGGCGATCCACGAAGTCAACCTGAACCTCGCCGACCTGAAGGAAGACATGGCGGACACGCGCTATCGCATCCAGCGCGCGTTCTACGAGGACTTGTTCCTGATGCTCGCGCGGTCGGACGACATGCGCGGGGTGCAGCCCGTGACGGCGCGCGAGATCGACGAGCGCCACGAGGAGAAGCTGCTCGCGCTCGGCCCGGTGCTCGAGCGCACGAACGACGAACTACTCGATCCGCTCGTCGACCGCATCTTCGTGATGATGCTCGACGCCGGCCTGTTGCCGGACCCGCCGGAGGAGCTGCACGGCGTCGCGCTGAAGGTCGAATACGTGTCGATTCTCGCGCAGGCGCAGAAGCTCGTCGGTGTCGTCGGCCAGGATCGCTTCCTTCAGTCGTGCGCCGTCCTGGGGCAGACGTTCCCCGAAGTGAAGCACAAGCTGAACGTGTTCCGCGCGATCGACAACTACAGCGACATGCTCGACGTCGACCCGGCCATCGTGAAGACGGACGACGAAGCGAACGCGAGCATGCAGCAGGAGCAGCAGGGCACGGCGAACATGATGCGCGCCGAGATGGCGGAAAAGCTCGCGAAGGCGGGCAAGGCCGCCGGCGAGACGCCGGTCAGCGGCGACAGCGTCCTGAACAAGATCGTCGGTCAGACGACGAACCCGCCCGGCGCGATCTACAGCTCGCCGGCCTCACCGAACCCCGCGCCGTTGCCGGCGCCGGGCGCATAAGGAGCGAGAACGATGCCTGAAGTGATTGTGGCCGACAAGTCCGGCCATCCGATCCTCTCGGTCGCGGACGACGGGCAGACGGTCCAGGTGCTCGGACAGACCCTCGGGCACATCTACTCGAACCGCGTCGAAGGCGCGCAGGCCGCGATCGCCAACCTGCTGACGGTCCAGGTGCCGCACAACACGGATCGCACCTACGAGATCGGCGGCTACATCCGGCCGACCGTCGCGACGACGCATGCGTTCACGATGACCGTCTCGTTCACGGACGAAGGCGGCACACCGCGCACGCTGACGATGACGTTCGGGCTCGTCGCCGGAGGCGTCACGACGACGTCGATCGCGAACGCCAACGGCACGGTGCCGTATATGGGCGTGCCGCAGCGCATCCGGTGCAAGAAGGGCACGACGATCGTCTTCGCGACGACCGGCACGTTCACGACGGTGACCTACAACGCCGAGGCGAGCTGTTCGCCGGCCTCGAACTAGCCGATGGCCGACCGCTCCCTCACGCGCAACGCTGCCGATCCAAAGGCCGTCAAGGACGCGCAGCGGCTCGCGAACCGGCGCGTCGATCGGTTCAGGGTGGACCTGAAGGCCGCGCTCGAGCAGCCGGCGACGCGCGCCGTGCTGTGGGCGCTGATCGGCCGCGCCGGCGTGTATCAGTCGACGTTCCACCGCGATCCTTACGTCATGGCGTCGTTGGCCGGCCAGCAGACGTTCGGGCAAACGCTGCTCGCCGACATCATCGACGTCGACGATAAGGCGTATCTGCTGATGGAACAGGAAGCCCGTGATCGCGATGCCCGCGATCGCGCGGAAGAGGACGCGGCGGCGACGCCGAGTGCCGAACGGAAGGACGGACAAGACCAATGAAGCGATCGATGTTCCAGTTGTTTTTCAGCCCCGAGGGAGCTGCCGGAACCGGAGCTGGAGCCGGTGCGGGAGACGGGAAAACCCCGGAGGCGAAGGCGGGCGAGCAGAAGGCCGGAGAGCAGAAGGCGGGCGAGGAGAAGCCGGCCGGCGAGAAGAAGCCGGAGGAGAAGCCCGGCGAGCAGAAGGCTGGCGAACAGAAAGCCGGCGAGGAGAAACCCGGCGAGCAGAAGCCGGTCGAATACAAGCTCAAGATCTCGAAGGACGCCGCAACCTTCGTAGACAACGACGACCTGAAGACGATCGAGTCGTTCGCCCGAGACAAGGGACTGACGAACGATCAGGCGCAGGCGCTCGTCGATGACCGCGCGCAGGCGATCGCAGCACAGAGCGATGCGTTCCGCGCGATCACCGAAGCGGACCCGGAGATCGGCGGCGACAAGCTCGCCGAC